CGCAACGCAGGCAAATGCCCCAGCCTTGGCCGATGCGGCAAGATACTCCTTCTGCCCATCCTGCCACCTCCCAAGCGTCGGATCGCGGCGCTTCAATTCGCAGACAAAGGCCACCCGCGCCGGAATAATGATGTCCGAAGCGCCCGGCGTCATGCCTTCGGCCTTGTGCTTCGACACAGCGCCAAACTGGCCGCCGATCCGCAGCCCCTCATTGCGCGGGTGCAGAGCAATCTTCCCCCATGTATCAGGATGCGTGCGCCGCAACCGACCGAAAAACGTGATCTGTTCTTGCTCCTCGGTCGGGCATTTGCCGCGAAACTCCAGATCACCAAATGTCAGCACGCCATTCTGCGCGATGTCTTGAAAATCACTGAGCCGCATGTTTTTCTTCCTCGCTAAATGGGTTCCACTCGATTTCCGCAACGCTTGGCGCTTCTGGCTCTATGTCCTCCGGGCGGTTATAAGCGCGGATGTCAAAGAAGCCGCTCTCAACGTCTTTGCGATACGTCACGGTCCTTGGCGCAACCGTCCCGCATTGCGTAGCAGCATCAAAAGCGTTCCATTGAGACTGCCCTCTGATGTGCTTGGCCTCAGGCATCACCCAAGTCGTGAATTGCCTGTAAGGCGTCACCCATTCAACGCGCAGGGTCTTTTTGCCGCTGCGGCTAATGTTGGGCGATGCTGACATGCTAAGAACACGGTCAGTCTGCCAGCGCGTGGGATCGCGTTTCAGCGCCTTGAAATCAGCCTTTAGCTTCTCGTTGGGATCGACAATCTCGCACTTGCAAAATGCACAGTGTCGCGCTGCAATGTCGTTCTCCATGCTGCAATTTGGGCACTCTTTAAACGTCCAGCGATACCCGCAGCGTTCATACTCACCGCGCTTGCCAGATTGCACCACCCCCATGCAACGCCGACCGAAATGCACAGGGATTGGACCAAAGTCGGACATGATCTGCCGACCATCCAGATCGAGCGCATAGCCCGCCTCATCATACGGATAGTCAAAATACTGCGGATTGACGCTGACCATATTTTCATATGAGCAAGACGGGCAGATGCAGGTCATTCCGTCACCACCGCCACCAGCCTTACTAGCCTTCACAACAGGTGCAAACAGATCACCATCCGGGCAGTGGTCCTCAAGGTTGGTCGTGTAATCCAAAACCAAGCAATCGGTCTTGCCATCATGTAGGCGCAGCCCGCGCCCGATGATCTGCTGCAAGAGGCCAACGCTTTCGGTCTTGCGAAGGATAGCAATCAGATCGACGTGGCTTGCATCGAAGCCCGTGGTCAGCACTGAGACATTGACCAGATACTTGATTTCCTGCGCCTTGAACCGCTTTAGGATGCTGTCGCGCTGGGCTTTAGGGGTTTGCCCTGTGACGATCCCAGAAAGCTCTGGCGGCAGGCTGGCCATGATTTCTTGCGCGTGCTTCACAGTGGCGGCAAAGAACATCACGCCTTTGCGATTGGCAGCTTGAGCCACCACGTCGCCCACAATCGCCGCCGTCTTGCGCCCTTGGCCGTGATAGGCCCGGTCCACTGCGTCGGCATCAAACTGTCCACGGCTGTTCAGCGCAAGCCCGCTGGTATCGTATCCACTGGCATTGATGGCCCCGATTACCGGCGGTGTCAGGTAGCCCATGCCGATCAGCGCGCGTGCATCTATTTTGTAGACGCACTTCGCAAAATAGGGGGAAAATGCCGTATCTTCGCCGTTTATGCGCCCGTTGTCGTGTTCTTGGAAAATCCACCCAGACCCAAGGCGGTAGGGCGTAGCCGTCAGCCCGCACACGCGCAGATTTGGGTTGCCTTCGCGCATTGCTGTGATGATGTCCCGCACCGTTGGCGTGATGCCGTGCGCCTCGTCCAGAATGACCAGCGCGTAGCCGCTTGGCCCCTGCATTTGAAAGCGGCTGATCTTGTTCTTGACTGTCAGCGGAGAGCCAAACACCACCGGGTGCCGCAATTCCTTTGCACCGGCACTGGCAGAAAAGGTGCTGGCCCGGTTTCCCGTGGCCAGAAACTTCTCGCGGTTCTGCATCACCAACTCGGCACTGGGGGCAAGACACAGCACGCGCTTGCCCGTCATGTCGTGGATCACTCGGGCAATCTCCGCAATGATGTGAGACTTGCCCGCGCCAGTGGCCGCGTCGATGATGAATGGTGCCGCGCTGCGCTTCATCCATTCCAACGCCGCATCTGCCGCGTCCTGCTGATAGGGGCGGAGTGTCATTTGACCACCCAATAGCTTGAAGGCTTGCCGCGATACGGCTCAAGGTCGGCATTCGGGATCAGCGCCTTGACAGCTTTGGCATAGGCAATCGCGCCAGCCTTTTCGATCTTGGTCAGTTTGCGCCCTGCAAAGATAACGTCCCGGTTCATGGCGATCGTCGTCATGTCCGACATCAGTTCTTTCTTGCGCGCCTCGGCTCGCTCCACAGCATCGCAAAGCTGGTCGTATTCATCCATAATGCGCCGCGCCTCTGGCGTGTCGATGATGGGACGCTTTGGCTCTAGGTGAATTGCCGGATCTTCGCGCTCGGCCAAATATTCCGCATAAAACTGTCGCAGCTTTGGCAGGTTTTGATCTTGCCAAGACCCGCTCCACATTACTTTTTCCATTGAAGTCCCGTTTGGCGACCACTGGTAAAAATTCCACCACGATCTATTCGTGACCCAAATCGAAAACTGCACTTGGTCAAAATAATGGGGCTGGTCAAAGATCGATTTAAACGCAGGCGTTTCATCTTTCCGCAGGCCAAACGGGCATTTGATCTCAAGACCACCCTCTTCGCCAATCAACCCGTCCGGGCTGCACCCTGCCCAATCCTCGCGCGTGATAAACCCGACAGCCTCAACGGCATTTCCCGTTTCCATCACGTATTCGGTCAGCGCCCCAGCCTCATTGCGCGTGCCGTATTCGGTGGCAATGTTGCCTTCGAATTCAGGTTCCGCCCCGACCCACTCTCGCACCATGCGGCGCATCACATCGTCGCGCGTGGCATAGGGCGCATGGCCCAAGATTGCCCCCACAGACGATGCTGTGATGCGACCCTTGCGTGCTGCGTGCCATTCTTCTGTTCGCTGTTCCAATTTTGGCTCCTATGTGTTTTGATGGTGTTGCCAGCGCCGCGCCTCTGAATGCTCAGGGTAATCGGCCTCTCCCACCTTCGTGGCGCTGGCAACCTTGCTCCAGCTTAGATCAACCAAGCCGGGGCAAATGGGATGTCATCATCGACCAAGCCGGGCTTGGCATAGCCGCCACCGCCTGTGCCGAAATCATCGCGCTGCGCCGGTGCAGCACCTGCTGCGGGCAAGGGCTTTGCTTCTGCGACATAGATGTCCTTCGCGCCCTTTGAAGCAACCGCTGACACCCAGTTGCCGTGCATCATGCCGCCGTTGCGCGTGTCTGGCATTGACCAGATCATCATGCTTGCAACCATCGGCTTGTTGGTCAGGCTCAAGAGATCATCGTTGGTCGGGCGTCCCGGCTTTGCGGTCAGCTTGCCGCCTGCGTTGGCGTCGATGGCTGCCAGCATCTTGCGGGCTTTGTCGCGCTTCTTGATGCCAGACGCTTCGTCCTTGGCGCTGGGGTCCATGTCCAAAACCCACAGCTTGTGAAACACCTTGCGGTTTTTGTATTCCTCCGGCGCAAGCACTGTCCAGCGTGCCGAGATAAACTCCTCGCCGGTGGGCTTCATCTCCCACTTGCATTCGTCAATCATAGCCAGCACTGACGATCCAGCCGGGATCGGTTCAATGTTGCCCGAAGGCACCTCATATTCGGTGCCGGTGTTTGCGGCTGTCTCGCCGTCGCTCAAGTCCCAAAAGCCCATCATTCGGCTCCTTCTTCATTGGTGTTAAATTTTGCCCCGCCAAGCGACGGGATGACTTTGGCCAGCGGGTTTTCCCCGATGCGGTAATCCAGCGGATCGGTGATGCCGTAGCGGTTCTTCGAGACGTTGGCAGCCGTAGCATGGCAGACCATTTCCAGATCGCCCGTGCTGATCGCCTTCTTGCGGTCGCCGTCCTCGCCCTTGGTGTAGGTCACAAGCCGCAGGAACCCGACAACATCCACATCGTCGGTGTAAGGCGGCTGCGATTTAGGCGGCAGGCGCAGGGTCCAGCGCATGTAGTCGTCAACGTCGGGCAGCTTCAGCGTTTCCACATCAGCGTGCGCCACGAAGACAACGTGCATCCCGCGCTTTTCATTTGCCAGCCCAGCACCCTTGCGAACCCGCTGGTGCATAGCCGACACCGCAGCCGTGCCAGCGCCGTATCCGCCAAGGGCTTGGTTGATGCTCTTGGCCTTCGGGTCTTGCGCCAGAACATCCGCCACGAACAACCGCTCCAAGGCGGTCACGCTGTCGATCACCAGCGTCTGGTAGTCGTGCGGCTCGTGGATCACAGCCGTGATTTGCTCCCAAAGCTGCGATGCGCTTTGCAAAAGCGGAAAAGCATCAGGTCGCTTGTCTGCCGGGATGGCTTGCATCCCATCTTCTGCGCGAATGAAGATCGGCTTGGGAAATGCCGCTGCGAGGCTTGTCTTGCCCCTCCCAGCATCGCCGCAAACTGTCACAATGACAGGCCGGTCAACCGGCTTGCGTGCTAACTCCATGATTGACATGGATCGTTCCTTTCATGTTTGGCACCTTGTGCCTCGCCTGACCGGGGCAGGCTCTCAACCCGGTGACTTGACATTGCATTGTGCGCGGGAGTATGTCAAGAGGGCATAGGCGCACAAACGAGGAGTTTTTTCAGATGATGACGCTAGACCAGATCAAGGGCCTTCTGCATGACAGGAAGCTAAATGTAGTAGCCGACGCGACGGGTGTTCACCGAAACACGCTGACCGCGATCCGCGACGGCAAGAACACCAACCCGACATTGAGGACGATAGAGGCGCTATCCCTTTATCTTTCGCCGCGTGACGCATGACCCACGATCCTGATTTCCCCGCGCCTGTTCGGCCTGCACGCCCAGCGCATATCGTTTCGCAGGCGGTTGTCTATCTTGACACGCTGGCCGAGCAAGACGCCGAGGCTGTTGCATGGGCTGCCTATGATTGGCTGAACATCCGCGCGGCTGGTCTGCCGCTTCTGCCGCTCATTGACGGCACTGCCCGCGATGACGCAAGGTTCTGGGCTGAGACTGCGAACCCATCCGAGCTTGAATGCTATGCTCTTGCCGCTGTTGACAGGCTTGGCGGCATGAGCGGTGGTCATGCGCTGTTTGCTTCTCGGCAGATCAAGCGTCTTGTCGGCGCGCTTTGGCGGCGGATGTCGCCCAGCGAACAATCGGCCTTTGCAAAATGGGCCACAGATCAAATGGAAGGTAAGAAATGAGTGCCGACGATTTCGCAGACTTTGAGGCGGGCTATAACGGTGCCAAGTTCGGGCAATCACCTCAAGCCGCGCAAGCCTATTCACAGGATGAGTTTAGCGCAGAAGACTTTGCACCGCCCGCGCCAGAAGCACCAGAAAGCAACGACCGCTTTCCCCCGCCATTTCCACTTGACGGCCTAGACCTTCTCACCCCGCCCGGCTTTGTTGGTGACGTGGCCGCTTGGATCGACAGCCAGTGCCGTTATCCCCGCCGCCGCTTGGCCGTGGCGTCTGCCATTTCTGCCATCGGCAACATCGGCGGCCTTCGCCACGAAGACCTGCGTGATGGCGTCACAGCAAACATGCTGGCCTTCTGCGTGGCTGCCAGCGCCACCGGCAAAGAGGCGGTTATGCAGGCCCTGACCGATCTGCACATTGCGGCTGGCGTGCATTACGCGCTGCAAGGCGGCATCAAGTCCGAGCAGGAAATCATGCGGAACCTGATTGAACATCAGTCGGCCTATTACATCATAGACGAGATCGGCATTTTCCTTATCAAGGTCCGTAATGCTCAGAAGCGCGGCGGTGCGGCATATCTCGAAAGCGTGTTCGGTGCGATCATGTCGGGCTATTCAAAGGCCAACAGCCGAATGCTTTTGCAGGGCGACACCAAGCGCGACCTTCGCAAGATGTTCGGCGGAATGCTGGCCAAGGCTGAAGATGATGGCCGCGATGATCTAATCGCCCGCGCGCAGCGTATGCTGAACATGGTGGATCAGGGTCTTGATCGCCCGTTTCTTTCCGTGGTCGGCTTCACAACGCCCGGCACCTTCGATCAGATCATGGACGGCGAAACAGCAACGCAGGGCTTCGTGGGCCGCGCGATCATCGTGGCTGAGACCGACAACAACCCAGAAGAACGCGAGAACTTCCGCAAGCGCCCGATGCCAGAAAACCTTGCCATGAGGCTGGCCCAGATTTTCCACGGTGGTAACTTTGACGTGATGAACAGCGGCGGGCGGGTGGAATATTCCGGCGACCGCGAACCCGTCAAGACTGACGATGATGCCAGCGAAATGCTCCGCAAGGTGTCCAAGTGGCTGCACGCCTATGCCGAGGAGATGGGCGAGAACACCGGCGAAGCATCCGTTGCCATGATCCGCCGCGCCTATGAATTGGTCGCCAAGATAAGTTTTATTCTGGCCATCCCAACAGCCCAGAGAACCGCCGAGCATGTGCGCTGGGCTTTTGCCTATGTCCGCGCTGAACTGGACGCCAAGATCAAGCTGGTCTTTGCCAACGACAACTCCAAGGACCGCCCAGAGGAAGCCATTGCCGCTCGCGTCATCAATTACATCGACCCAGACAAGGGCGCATCGACCAAGGTGTTGGCAAACCGCATGAGAATGAAGCCAGAGGCGCTTGAGCCGATCCTGAACAAAATGGTGAGCGCGGGCATGATCCGCCGCGAAGCTGGCAAGAAGGCTTGGAAGGGGAAAATCCCAGATGTTTGGGTGGTGGCGTGATGTTACACACGATTTTACACACGCCTGATAACTTGCAAGCCATTGATAACGTTGGCAAAAACGGCAAGTTTAAACTTTGCGATGTTTACACCTATATCAGTCATAATATCACAGCCAGAGAGACCACCTATAGCCCCTATGGGAGAGAAATAAGTAAGTATATATATATGTGTAAACATATAATATCTATAGAAAAGCCTTACAGGCCAATGGGTTACAAGTTATCGCGTCTGTGTATCTTGGTGCGTAATGTGCAAACATCATGGAGGGGCAAATGAGCCAGACCATCTATATCACCGGCGACACAAAACCGGACGCATTCTACCGCGCGCTGGCCGAGGCGCAGAAGGGCGACCGCATCGTCTACCATGTCGGGCATACCTGCGGCGGCATCCATCGCCACGCGGCTGCACGCGCCGAGACCGACAAGCTGGCCCTCCTCTTCTGCAAGCGGGCCTACGGATCAACCTTTGCATATTTGGCGGTAAAGAGATGACAATCATCAAAGAAGAACGCATCGGCGGGCAACGCCTGATTTTGGGCGATTGCCTGAAGGTCATGCCGCTCTTAGGCAAGGTGGATGCTGTGGTGACTGATCCGCCTTATGGGATTGGGGAAGATGGCGGTCGGTTTCGAGGCCGCATAGGCGGAGGCCATCGTGTTTTGCCGCGTAAGGGATGGGACAGCGCCCGGCCAGATGCGTCTGCATTTTCAGCCATGCTTTCCGCGGCGGATGAACAAGTCATATGGGGCGGGAATTACTTTGCAGATTTGTTGCCACCATCTAAAGGCTGGCTTTATTGGGACAAGCTGATGGGCGGTGATTTTGCTGACGGTGAGTTGGCGTGGACCAGCTTAGACCGCGCGCTGCGAAAGTTTACGATTTGCAACAAAATGGGCGGCAAAGAACACCCCACCCAAAAGCCCGTCGCCCTCATGGAATGGTGCTTAGGCTTCCTGCCCAACGCCCAAACCATCCTCGACCCTTTCATGGGCAGCGGCACCACCTTAGTCGCTTGCCAGCGCCTTGGCCGCAACGGCACAGGCATCGAACTTGACCCGGATTACTTCGCCATTGCCTGCAAGCGTGTGGACGAGGCAACAAGACAACCCGACCTGTTCGTCGCAGCGCCACCAACAAAGCCCGTGCAAGGGGGGTTCGACCTATGACCAGCCCGCATCATCCCAATGGCTCACAGCCCCGCCCTCTCGGAAAATACACCAGCGTGTCCGATGCAGCACGCAAGCTCGGAGTGACCCGGCAAGAAGCCAAGCGCATCCTTGATCCATCACGCTTTCATTCCGAGACGCAAAGGCGTATAATGCGCGACAGACAATCTGCACCGTGAAGCGACAGAGCGAGGATAACATGCCAGCCGGACGGCCTACGAAATACAAGCCAGAAATGTGTGAGGTCGTCGTAAAGAGCGGAGCCGAAGGCAAAACTCTTGTCGGAATGGCTAATGATCTAGATATTCAGCGCGAAACGCTCAACGAATGGATGAAAGCGCATCCTGAATTTTCCGACGCCGTAAAAGAAGGTTTGCAAAAATCGCAGGCTTGGTGGGAAGATCAGGGCCGCATCGCAACATTTGGCGGAACCAAAAACTTCAACCCGACCAGCTACATTTTCAACATGAAAAACCGCTTCCCAAGCGATTGGCGCGAAAAGCAGGACGTTGACCTGACATCCTCAGACGGCTCCATGACGCCGCAGGTGATCGAACGCATCATCGTCCAGCCAAAAGACGCGGATGCCTAAGAACCGCCTGCAAATCAGAACGGCAGCGGCCTTTGCGCCGCTCCTAAACCCATCCCGATACAAAGGCGCATGGGGTGGCCGTGGCTCAGGCAAATCACGCTTCTTCGCAGGTCTTCTAGCCGAAGAACACCTGATGTTCCCCGGCCATCGCAGCGTCTGCATCCGTGAAGTGCAAAAGTCCCTCAAGCAGTCAGCAAAGAAGCTGATCGAAGATACCCTGCAATCCTACAACCTCGGCGAGGCCCAAGGCTTCAAGGTGTTCCGCGAGGTGATCGAAACGCCCGGCGATGGCCTAATCATCTTCCAAGGGATGCAGGATCACACCGCAGACAGCGTGAAATCGCTGGAAGGCTTCGACCGGGCTTGGGTTGAAGAAGCCCAATCCCTCTCCGACCGATCCCTCTCACTCCTGCGCCCAACAATCCGCGCAGAGAAGTCTGAGCTTTGGTTTAGCTGGAACCCATCGCGCCCGACCGATCCTATCGACCAGCTTCTGCGCGGGCCTGTCACGCCATCAGGATCGGTCGTTGTCCGAGCCAACTGGTCAGACAATCCGTGGTTCCCGTCCGTCCTAGAGCAAGAGCGCCGGGATTGCTTGGAGAACCAATCCGAGAGATACGGCCACATCTGGGAAGGCGAATATGCAACCGTCCTCGAAGGGGCCTATTACGCCAAGCATCTGACCGACGCCCAGCTTGAGCGCCGGATCGGCTTTATCCCGCGCGATCCGCTGATGAAGGTCTACGCCTGCTGGGACATCGGCGGCACGTCATCAAAATCCGACGCCACGGCAATCTGGATCGTGCAATTTATCGGCCCCGAGGTGCGCGTGCTGGACTATTACGAGGCCGTAGGTCAGCCCTTCGAGGCGCACGTCAACTGGCTCCGGGCCAATGACTACGAGGAGGCCGTCTGCGTCCTGCCGCACGACGGGCGCAAGCACGACAGCGTCTATGCCGTTACGCCCATGTCCTATCTGCGCGAGGCTGGCTTCGTGGTTGATCTGGTGAAGAACCAAGGTGCCGGTGCTGCATTGCAGCGTATCGACGCAACGCGCCGCCTGTTCCCGGCAATCCGCTTTAACGAGGAGACAACGCGCGGCGGGCGCGAGGCTCTCGGCTGGTATCACGAAAAGCGGGATGAGGTGCGCGGCATCGGGCTTGGGCCTGAGCATGACTTCTCCAGCCATGCCGCCGATGCCTTTGGCTTGGTGGCTATCTTCAAGGCCGGGATGGCAACGCAGGACGATTGGGGCGCACCTATCAGGCGGAATTTGAAAGGCTTTGCGTGATGTGATAGGGTGGCGGCATCCCGCGCCAGAGGAGGCCACAATGCCACTCAAAAAAGGTTCGTCTGCCAAGACGATTTCTGCTAACATCCGCACGGAAATGAAATCCGGCAAGCCGCAAAAGCAGGCGATTGCCATTGCTCTCAGCAAAGCAGGAAAGGCGAAGAAGAAATGAAAAAGCCAGTGAAGTTCACCCCGTGCAAAGGCTGCCCGAACCCTGCCAAGTGCAAGGCTATGGGCAAGTGCATGATGAAGGGAAAGAAGTAATGAACACCAAGACGTGCTACAAGTGCAAGAGGGAGCAGTCTGTTGTCTTCTTCTTCAAGCACCATCAGACCTCTGATGGTTTGCACTCGTGGTGCAAGTCTTGCTGCAAGGAAGGCAACGAAAAATCTCGAGCCAAGAAATACAGCACGTTCGAGGGTAGGGTGCCGACTTTTCTCGTGTCTTGTCGAACCAACGCGCGGAAAAGGCAAAATGAGTTCAGCCTAACCGCGTCTGATCTTGTTGACATGTGGAACGCTCAGGGTGGAATTTGCTGCTATTCTGGGTTACAAATGGAACTGCAACCCAACAGCTTATTTTCTGTGTCTGTTGAGCGCGTGGACAATTCAATCGGTTACACGGTTGAGAACACAGTTCTTGTGTGCAAGGCCGTGAACAGCATGAAATCGTCGATGACAGGCGAGCAGTTTCTAATGTTTTGCCGCGCCGTGGCAGGCTGGATGCAAGACGAGGAAGGCAATGATGTGAGGTTTATGAAAAATGGCTAAATCAGGACTGTACGCAGCGATCCACGCCAAGAAAGCCCGTATCAAAGCCGGATCAGGCGAAAAGATGCGGAAGCCCGGCACCAAGGGCGCTCCGACTGCGGCTGCATTCAAGGCTTCGGCCAAGACGGCCAAGAAGAAATGAAGACCCCGGCTTGGCAGCGTAAGGAAGGCAAGTCGCCCAGCGGCGGCTTAAACGCTAAAGGCCGCGCGTCTGCCAAGGCCGAGGGAATGAACCTGAAGGCCCCGGTAAAGGCGGGCGACAACCCGCGCCGGGCGTCCTTCTTGGCTCGGATGGGCGGTATGCCCGGCCCCGAGCGTGACGAGGATGGAAAACCCACGCGACTTCTGCTATCACTCAACGCATGGGGCGCAAGCAGCAAGGCGGACGCTAAGGCAAAAGCCAAGGCCATTTCGGCCCGCAACGAGGCGAAGAAGAAATGACCATCACGACCTATGCCACGCTAAAGACAGCCGTCGCGGACTTTCTGAACCGCGACGATCTCACGTCTGTCATCCCCACGTTCATCGCGCTGGCCGAGGCCGACATGCAGCGCAAGCTGCGTCACTGGCGCATGGAAGCCCGTGCGACCGCCCAGCTTGACACGCAATTCAGCGCCATCCCCGCCGATTGGGTCGAGACGATCCGCTTCTATCTGACCACCGGCGAAACCTCGCGGCTGGAACTCATCAGCCAAGCGGAACTGATCGACCGCAAGGAAGGCGACAGCAACGTCACGGGCCGCCCGTATTACTACGCGATGACCGGGGCGCAGTTTGAACTGTACCCGGTTCCTGATGGCCTTTACACGGGCGAACTGCTATACTTCGGCAAGATACCTGCGCTGTCGGACTCGGCCACGACCAACTGGCTCCTGACCAACGCGCCGGACGCCTACCTCTACGGGGCGCTGATCCATTCGGCCCCGTATCTCAAAGACGACGCCCGCATCCAAATCTGGGCAGCCCTGTATCAATCCGCGATTGATAACCTGAACGACTCTTCCAACGACGCGCGGCACAGCGGAACCGGCCTGCGTATGAAAATCAGGAGTTTCTGATGTCACTGACCAACTCTTTCGAAACCAGCGTCCTGACGTACCTCCTGACGGCATCCTCGCCGTCACCGGCGCGTCCGACCGCTTGGTATCTCGGCCTATTCACGGCTGCACCGGGCGAAGCTGGCGGCGGCACCGAGTTGTCGGGCAGCGGCTATGCGCGTCAGGCCATCACGTTCACCGTGAGCGGCAACAACGCCTCGAACAATGCTGCCATTGAATTCCCGACTGCATCGGGTAACTGGGGCACCATCACGCACGCGGCTGTGTTCGACGCCTCAACATCTGGCAACATGATCGCCTACGCCTCGCTGACCGCCTCTAAGGTGATCGACACCGGGGACGTTCTGCGCGTGCCGACGGGCGATCTTGACATCAACCTCGACTGAGGCTGGATAGGTGGCGGTCTACCGTACAGCATTCGGTACAGGCACATACGGCTTAGACTCGTATGGCCTCAGCGGCGAAGTCAAAGACGCTTCGGCGTCGGCTTCGGTCGCTGTTACCGCTTCTGTGCTGGCAGGCAAGCGGTTTGATGTATCAGCCGCTGCATCCGCAACCTCGGCGGCAACGGTTTCAATGCAGGTCTTGCGCTCGGCCAGCGCGGTTGCCTCTGTTGCGTCTGCAACAACAGCCTCCGCAGATCGGGTGATTGATGCCGCCGTGGTCGAGTACCGTACAGGCTTCGGTCGTGGCGCATATGGCGCGAATGCCTATGGGTTCGACGGGGCCGCCATCACAATCACGGCATCCGCGTCTGTAAGCGCACAGCGGTTGCGCGAGGTTGAGGCCCCGGTGTCGTCGGCGGCTACAGTTTCGCTTGATGCGGATCGGGAACGCAATATTTCTGCCACGGCAACGGCGGCCTTTACAACGTCCGTCTCGACGGTTTTCTCGGTGAACGTGTCTGTTTCATCGGCATGCGCTGTCACTTCCAGCGCGTCTTTGCAGCGCGTGCGCTTAGGTAGTGCGCTTGCTGCAATTTCGTGTATAGTGTCGGCAGCATCTATTAAGAAGTGGGAGCCTGTGCAGGATACGGCGGAAACATGGACGCCGCAGCCTGATACAAGCGAAATCTGGACCAAAGCAGCATAAGGGCCGCTCAAAATGGCAGACACAACGACAACAAACTTTGCACTTGTGAAGCCCGAGGTCGGCGCGTCCGAGGACACTTGGGGCACCAAGATCAACACGAACCTTGACAGCCTTGACACGCTGCTTGCTGCTCGGGCGACGCTGACCGGCACGCAGACCCTGACGAACAAGACGCTGACCGATCCGGCGATCATCGGCACCATCCTTGAGGACATCTTCACGATCACCGATGGCGCGGCCTTTGAGATCGACCCCGGTAATGGCTCAATCCAGCTTATCACGCTGGGTGCCAACCGCACGCCCAAGGCCACCAACTTCGCCAACGGCGAGGCCGTCACGCTGATGGTTGATGACGGCACGGCTTACACGCTGACGTGGACTGACGCGACCTTCGGCGGCTCTGGCGTTGTGTGGAAGACGGACGGCGGTGTCGCGCCCACGCTGAACACGACGGGCTACACGGTCATCGTACTGTTTGAAGTCGGCGGTCAGGTTTACGGCGCTCGCGTAGGAGACGCATAATGTTGAAGGCCAAGCTTCTGGGGGCAACGGCTGCGGCTGAATCTCTGGCCATTGAGGACGTGTTCTCAACGTACCTCTACACTGGCAACGGCTCCACGCAGACGATCACCAACGATATTGACCTTGCTGGTGAGGGTGGGCTGACGTGGATTAAATCCCGTAGTGCATCCACAGCCCATCAGTTGTTTGACACCATTCGCGGCGCGACCAAAGAGCTTATTTCTAACTCTACGGCGGCAGAAGCTACTGATGCGGATACTCTAACTGCATTCAACGCAGATGGTTTTTCCCTTGGTGCAGATTCCAACACCAACACCAGTTCTGCAACCTACGCCTCATGGACCTTCCGCAAAGCCCCACGCTTTTTTGATGTGGTGACTTATACGGGGACAGGATCGAACCGCACTATCGCCCACAATCTTGGTGTCGTTCCCGGCTGCATTATCATCAAGCGCACGGATGCTTCTGCTGATTGGCAGGTCTACCACCGTGGCAACACCGTTGCACCCGAGACAGATTACCTTGTGCTGAATTCTACGGCTGCAACGGTAGACGACAACACTCGCTGGAATGATACGCTGCCAACAAGCACTGTGTTCTCATTGGGAACGGCGACCACTGTCAACGCCTCTGGTGGCACCTACGTCGCCTACCTCTTCGCCCACGATCCCCTCGGCCCGTCTGGTGATGGCTCGGATGGGTTGATTGCGTGTGGGAGTTATACGGGGAATGGCAGCACAACTGGGCCTGTGATTAACCTTGGGTGGGAACCGCAGTGGGTTTTGTGGAAAAGTGCGACAGCCGCCGAAAACTGGGGCATTTTTGATAACATGCGCGGCTGGCCTGTAGGAACAGGAGACAAATGGCTTGGTCCGGCAACGAACATTGCAGAGCAAGATGTTAACTACACCAACCCAACAGCCACGGGCTTCCAAGTTACGTCTACAAATGGTGAGGTGAACACTAACGGTGGTACCTACATCTACATCGCCATCCGCCGTGGCCCGATGCGGGAACCGACTGTGGGGACGGAGGTGTTTGCGCCTGTCACACGGAATAGCAGTGTTGGCGGCGTCAACTATTACACAGGTTTTCCTGTGGACTTGTCAATTTTTAATGCAAGGACCGGTCCCGGAAATTATTTTCACGCCAGATTAACAGCGGAAAAAAGGCTTCAAAGCGTGAACACTGACGCTGAAATAGCAGCGGATGCAGTAGATTTTACTTCAAACGTTGGCTACCAACCGGGAACAGGCTCTACAACTACAAACGTCTTGACTTGGAACTTCCGCCGCGCACCGGGGTTCTTCGATGTGGTGGCGTATACTGGGGATGGGACTAGCAACAGACAGATCAACCACAATCTTGGGGTCGTCCCTGAACTGGTCATCACTAAGATTAGAACAGGGGGGACTGGTGGTTGGTGGTCAAGGGCTGGTCTGATTTCACAGAATCAAATCCTTAGGGTGGACTCCACAGATGGATTTGTTTCGCTTTCAGGAAATGCCGACACCTCCACCACGTTCAACTCTTTCTTGAATAACTCAGGTGGGACGACAAATATCGCCTACCTATTCGCCTCTCTCCCCGGCATCTCCAAAGTCGGCTCTTACACAGGCAATGGCTCCAGCCAAACGATCAACTGCGGGTTTACGTCAGGCGCACGGTTCATTCTCATCAAGCGCACCGACAGCACAGGCGATTGGTATGTCTGGGATACGGCACGGGGTATTGTCACTGGCAACGATCCGCACCTGAGCCTGAACACAACGGCTGCGGAAGTCACAAGCAACGACACAATTGACCCAGACAGCACTGGCTTCATCGTGAACCAAGTGGCGGCGACCAACGTAAACGTAAACACTGCGACCTACATCTTTTTTGCCATCGCATAATCACCCCCATCTGAAAGGATCAATCTCATGGGCGAATACAGACACAAGGCCACGGGCGAGGTGAAGACCCAAGGGGAGTGGCGGTCGGCCAACCCTAACGTCTCACTGCCTCGCACTTGGAACCAGAACGTCCTTGATGCACTCAACATTGAAGCCGTCTTTGAAACCCCTAAGCCTGACGTTGGCCAGTACCAGAACGCAGCCCGCAATGGTGTAACTCAAGATGCCAATGGAAACTGGGTGCAGGCTTGGTCTGTCGTTGACATGTTCTCGGACTACACCGACGAGGAAGGCGTACTTCACACGAAGGCTGAACAGGAAGCTGCGTATCAGTCTGGCCTTGATGCAGAGGCCGCCAAGGCTGCTCGCTCACAGCGTGACAGCCTGCTCGCCGCGACCGATTGGATGGCTTTGTCCGACGTGACCATGAGCGCAGAGATGGCTACCTATCGGCAGGCGCTTCGTGATATAACCGCGCAAGCGGGCTTCCCGCACAGCGTGAACTGGCCCGCCAAGCCGTAAGGAGCGCACATGCCGCTTGTCCCGCTTCAAATACCGCCGGGCATTTCTCGCAAGGGGACTGCCCTAGAAAGCACGGGTCGCTGGTTTGACGGCTCGCTCGTTCGCTGGAAAGACGGCGTCTTGCAGCCCGTCGGCGGCTGGGTTCAGCGCGGTACTGCAACGGCTACAGGCGTGGCCCGCGGCGCTGTCTCATGGCGCGCCAACAACGGCGCGCGATGGCTGGCATTCGGCACGCACAACGCGCTGAAAGTCATGAGCGCTGGCAACATTGTTACCGACATCACGCCAGCAGGTCTGACGGCTGGCATTGTCAGCGCGGACTCAAACGACGGGTACGGCGGCGGGCTTTATGGTGTCAGCTTTTACGGCACGGAGCGGCCAGAAGGCGAGACACCGATCCCGGCGACGACTTGGTCGCTGGACAACTTCGGAGAATACCTTGTTGCCTGTTCCAATGCAGACGGCAAAATCTACCAATGGACGCTGAACACGGCCAATGACGCTGCCATTGTGACCAACGCGCCAACAGGCAACAGCGGCATCCTTGTCACCGAGGAGCGTTTTCTATTCGCCCTCGGCGCTGGCGGAAACCCCCGCAAGGTTCAGTGGTGCGACCGTGAAGACAATACTCTTTGGACCCCTGCCGCGACGAACGAAGCGGGCGATCTAGAGTTGCAGACCAACGGCCAAATCATGCTGGCGCTTCGCACGCGGGGGCAGGCTTTGATCCTGACGGATGTGGACGCGCACACTGCATCATACCAAGGGCCGCCCTTCGTCTACGGCTTTGAGCGTGTTGGATCGTCTTGCGGCGCTGCCTCACGCAACTGCGCGACAGCCGTTGATGCTGGCGTGTTCTGGATGAGCCGCGACGGGTTTTATTCGTTCACCGGCGGCGGCGTGCAGCCCTTGCCGTCCGAGGTGTCGGATTACGTTTTCAGTGACCTGAACGTCGCGCAAATCTCTAAGGTCGCCTGCGCGGCGAATGGCCTGCAAAACGAGGTTTGGTGGTTCTACCCATCCGCCACGTCGAGCGAAAACGACAGATATGTAGCCTACAACTACGCCGAAGGGTATTGGACTATCGGGGCGATGGCTCGCACTTGCGGTGTTGATGCTGGCGTGTTCCGCAACCCGATCCTGATCGCGCCGACCGGGCCGATCTACGCGCACGAAACAGGTTGGAACTATGAGGGTGCCGAGGTTTACGTTGAAAGCGGCCCAGTGCAGATCGGCGTCGGCGATCAAACGGCGATGGCCAAGGAGTTGATCCCTGACGAGAAAACGCAGGGCGACGTGACGACAACATTCAAAACCCGGTTCTATCCGAATGACACCGAACGGTCGTTTGGGCCTTATTCAATGTCAAACCCAACCAGCGTGCGGTTTAGCGGTCGTCAGATGGTCATGCGCGTTGTCGGCGCGCGCTTTACTGATTGGCGGTGGGGCATTCCGCGGCTTGAGGTTGAGGCTGGGGGCCGCCGATGAGGTTCGGCATCCCGGTCATCGGGCAGGATTTGCGCGGATGGGGCGAGGAACTTCGCCGCTTTCTTGCGCGGTTCTGGGATAACCTTAGCTTTAAGGTTGACGGGGCAACTCCTACCTCAAACGGCGTTTTGCTATGGGACGACGTGAACGGCTATCCGGTCGTCTCGAAGAACAACGAGTGGCGGCAGATCGTGCTGGCGGACGGCTATGCTGTGCTTGGCCAAGATGCTAACATCACGGCTGCGGCTGCTGACACGGCTTATAAGATTGCCTTGGATGACATCATCACCGAGGGCATCACGCTTACTGGATCGCCCCTGACCGAAATCACGTTTGTTGAGGGTGGCTTGTATAAGATGGCCTTCACGGCGCAGATTGCGAGTTCCACGTCCAGCACAGTGGAGTTCCGCTTTTGGCCGAGGCTGAACGGCACGAATGTGACGGGCAGCACGATTGTTGCCAGCCTGCACAACAACGGCGCGACCATCGTGGTTTCGCGGACATCGATTTTTAGCGTCAACGCCAATGACGTGCTGAATGTGATGTGGGCCACGGATAGCACCAGCGGCATATTGGAGGCCCACGCTGCCACGGCCTACGCGCCAGCCTCGCCGTCGGTGACGCTGGTCATCAGTCGGGTGCAGGCATGACGATCTTAGAACATTGCCGCAAGTGGATCGAAGACGCGCTGGAATACAGCGGCGGTTCGCATGATTTCCAAGATGTGGCTGACGGCATTTTGAGCGGGCGCATGCAGTTGTGGCCTGCTGAAAAGGGGTGCGCTGTTACCGAAATCGTGTTATATCCTAAGAAAAGTGTCCTGCACGTTTTTTTAGCCGGTGGTGAGATGGAAACAATCGTCAACATGATTGATTCCGCCGTGGCTTGGGGAAAGACACAGGGCTGCACATCAATGACAATCGCCGGACGACGCGGATGGGAGCGGGTTCTTGCGAGGCACGGATACAAACCCGTCATGACGGTGTTGGAAAGGAACTTTGAATGAGCGGCGGCGGCAAAGGTGGCAAGACCACTACGGAAGTCAAAATCCCTGCATGGCTTGAAGAGGCGGCGATGAGAAACATCGGCCGCGCCGAAACCGTGGCGGGCCTTGGATACGCTCCCTATTATGGTCCAGACGTTGCTGCGATGACGCCCTTCCAGTTAGCTTCGGGCCAAGGGATTAACGCGGCTGCTTCTGCTTTTGGGCTTCCGACTGTTGATGTCAACATGGGGATGCCGACAGCGCAAACCTTTGACGGGGGCCTTCGGGCTTACTCGTCTGGCGGCCTTTACGACCAAGCTGTCAGGGAACTTGAGACGCGCAGGCCGGGCCAATACGACGCCATTACGGGGCTGTTTGTTGACCCAATCACCGGCGCGCCGCCTTTGAGTTTTGGAACCCCGGAATTACCTGTTATGCCTGCGGCCCCCGTTGCCCCTGTGGCCCCTGTGGCCCCTGTAGCACCAACCGCGCCCGGCGACGGCGACCGCGGCAGGGACGCTGGTGACCGTCCAAGCATATCCGCACCATCTTCTGGCGGCTTTACCAGCGTCCGAGATATGTTTGACGGCGGTGGGCCGGGACGCAGCGGCACGACATTTTCGGGCGGCCCGCTTTCAGGGGTGCTAAATCTGGTCGGCGTTGATCCGCTCGGATCGCGGGCCGCAACAGCTACGCCAAGCAAGTCTACGCCAAGCAAGTCTACGACAGCAGCCGCAAAAGAGAGAGATCGTGCCGCGGAGAGCGCCGCGAATAGAGCGGCAGCAAGTAAGTCCCAGCGCGAAGCCGGAGAAGGCAAGGGCGGGAAGTCGGGGCCATCGTCAAGCGGCGGCGGGTCGTCTGGCGGCAGCAATAAGGGACGGAGATAATCATGGCAGGTGCATCAAACCCGACAGGCGTGCAACCCGCAGTTCCGCCGAACGTGTTCCAGCAAGCATCTGGGGCCTATACTGGGTCGCTCATGGGCACTGCCGCTTCTGGGGAAATGCCGGACATCCCGGCGTTTCAAAACCCCTACACACAGCAGGTTATCGACACGTCGATGGCCGATCTGGAGCGTCAGCGCCTGATGCAGCAAAACCAGCTTGGCGCGCAGGCTTCGGCTGCCCGCGCTTTCGGCGGATCGCGTCAGGGCATCGCCGAGGCTGAAACCAATCGCGCCTTCGCACAGCAGGGTGGCCAGCTTGCAGCCCAGCTTCGTGCCCAAGGATTTGAAAGCGCGCTTCGGGCGGCTCAAGATCAGCGTCGGCAGCAACTTGCGGCGTCTGGCCAGTTTGGAGCCTTGGCGCAGCAGGGCCTCAACATGGGCCAAAGCATCACGCAGCAACAGCAGCAGTTCGGCACGATGCAGCAGGCCATCAATCAGGCCCTGATTGACGCCGCACGCGCGCAGTACGGCGGGTTTACGGGCGCGCCTATGGCTTCGCTGTCGGCACCTCTGGCGGCTCTCGGTGCGGCCAATATGGGGCAGCAAACGCAAACGCAGAGCCAGCGTCCGGGCCTGTTTAACTATCTGTCGCTGGGTCTGGGGGCGCTGTAATGAGCGTGATGGACTACGCCAACGCGATTGCGAGCATCGAAAGCGCCGGAAGCGGCGACTATGCTGCGCTTGGCCCGGTCACAAAGAAGGGCAACAGGGCTTATGGCCGCTATCAGGTCATGGACTTCAACATCGGCCCGTGGACTGAAAAATACCTTGGCCGCCGCATGACGCCTGAAGAATTTCTTTCCAGCCCGGAGGCGCAGGACAAAGTTTTCGCTGGCGAGTTTGGGTCGTATGTCCAGAAGTATGGCAACCCGCAGGATGCGGCCTCTGCTTGGTTCACTGGGCAGCCTTTGTCTGAAGGCGGAAACCGCAGTGACATTCTCGGCACCACTGGCAACGTCTACGTTGACAAGTTCAATCGCGCGCTTGGCGTGGGCGGCTCACCGATGCCGGGGCCGACAACGGCTTTCGGGCCGGGGACGCCGATGGCAGCCGCGCAGCCGATTATGCAGCCGATGATGCAGCCCGCCGATCCGTTTGAGGACATGGGCGTGCTGTCTCGCTTGGCTGCCAGCCGTGGCATCGCACAGGACGCGGACGCCGCGCCTATCGTAAACCTGTTCAATATTCTGACGCAGAAGAAAGACCCGCGCTTGGCTGCACTGGCCAAGCAGCGCGGTGGTTTCTTCGGGCTTTTGGGGGGCTAAATGGCTAATCCGCTTGAACAACTTCTTTTGGGAGCGCAGGGATTTGAACGTCGGACTGGCCTGCCAGCGGACATTGACCAATACCTTGACAGGACAAATAGATCGTTAGCGCCTCAATCTTCCATTCGGCCAGAGCAACGGCCTATGGCGGGGCCTGCGCCGCAAATGGCACCAGCCCCAGCGCAGCAGCGCCAAGGCTTGCTCGGTGGCTTCTTTGGGCCGCAGGGTCGTGACGCACGCGCCCGCCTCGCGATTGGCCTTGAGGGCATGACGCTGAACCCCAATCAGGCGATGATTGGGCAGTTGCAGCAAGGCATTGAGGATCGCAAGATCGAAGGCGAGCGCAACCGCACGCTTGAGTGGCTTTCCACGCTCAACACGCCGGAAGCCCAGCGCGCCTTGCAATACGCTCAGGCGACCGGCGACATTGTTGGTGCCGCAAAGATGGCTTTGACGCCGCCAGACCCGATGGAGGGGATCAATCTTGAAATCAAAAAGATTGAACTTCAAAAGCTGAAATCTGGGTCTGATGCAGACCCTAATGTGCAATCGTCTTCAATCCTGAGAGACTTCAGCGGCGTTGTTCTCACCATGAAAGATGGTAGCATTCAGGTTCGCACTGTTGGTGGCCAAATGCTTTCTGGGGAAGAGGCTCTTGCGTTTGTTCGCAAGTCCCAAGAAAACTATGCCGCCACCGAGCGGTCCATATATGGCGCTCGCGAGTCTGGAAAACTTGAATCGCAAGCAGCATTGGGCGGAGCAGCAGCGGCGGCTGTGGAAGAAGGTAAGTTGGCTCCACAGACTGCTAAAGAATACTTTAAGCAGTCTGAGGCGGTTGCATCGTCCATTCGCAACATGGACTCTGCTATTCAAGCGATCAATGAGGGCGCTGAGTCTGGTGTTATCTATAACATGCTGCCAAACGTCACAGTTGCCTCGGCTGAACTTCAAAACGCCAAAAACAGACTTGGACTTGATGTCATTGGTTCTGTAACTTTCGGCGCGCTTTCCGAAGGCGAAATGCGTATTGCGATGGACACCGCCGTTCCGTCTGGCTTGGGGCCTGAGCAACTTAAAGTTTGGCTTAATCGCAAGAAGGAAGCGCAAACAAAAATGCTGTATGCCCTTCAGGAAGCAGCCTTGCACTTTGCTTCTGGTGGTTCTCAAGAGGACTATTATCGCAAAATTGGCATTCAATCAGGCGCAGTTGCGCCGCCGCCATCGCCAGAAGTTACAAATGCTCCCACTGGCACGACAACCCGCCTGCGCTTCAATGAAGAAACAGGAGAATTTGAATGATTGAGATCGAACTTCCCGACGGTCGCATTCTAGAATTCCCTGAAGGCACCGATCAGTCAACAATGCGTCAGGCTATCAGTAAGTTGATGATGCGTGACCGCATTGCCGCGGCAAGGGCTGGCACTCTGGAAATGCGGCCCGGATCGGCAGAAGCAGCCGCAGCCGCCAACGAGCAGGCTATGGCGCAGATGGTGCCTGAGCGCACTTTGGGCCAGACGATCTACGAAAACGTGATCGGCAGCGGCGCTGTTGACACGCCCGGCGAACGGCTGGGTGAGTTGATCCGAGGCGGTGGCGCTGCGGTTGCACGCGGCATTGCCGACGTTCCCGCCATCCCGGCAAACCTTGCCCAACTGGGGACGGCTGGAGTTGAATACGCTCTTGGCATGGAGCAACCGTCGATGGTGTCTCGCGGGCTTGCCGCATTGCCAGACACGCGCGAAATGCTTGCTTCCATCCCAGTGATAGGCCCTGAAAGCCGCTATGTGGCTCCCGGCCTGCTTGGCGAATATGTGTCTACGGCTGGCGAGTTTGCAGGAGGTGCTGGCGCTCTGGCTGGTCCAAGTGCAATGCTGCGTTACGGCGTGGCTCCCGGCGTTGCCAGCGAAGCTGCTGGGCAGGCCACTGAAGGCACGGTTTTTGAGCCTTTTGCTCGTGCTGGTGCAGCCTTGGCAACCCCCGCTGCACTTGGCGCGATTGGCCGAACCGCACAAACTGTCATCAGCCCATCTGCTGGTCAAATCACACCAGCACGTCAAGCCGCTGTTGATCTTCTGCGCCGCGAGGGTGTTCAGCCGACTGCTGGTCAGGTTGTCGGCGGGCAGGCCGCAGAGTCTCAGCTTTATCGCGAGGCAGCCACGACTGCCGGTCGGGCAAAGGCCGACAAGGCACTTAAAGATTTTACGTCTGCTGTAATGACTCGTGTCGGCTCGCCCTCCGGCACGAAAGCCACGGCTGACGCATTGGAAGAAGCAACATCCCGCATTGGCGGCGTGTTTGATGATGTTGTAAAAAACGTCAATGTCGCTCCAGACCCTTCAGGCTTGATGAACTTCAGCTCGGCGTTGAAGGTTTACCGTGACCTTGCCCCGAAAGACACCGCGCCTCAAATTCTCGAAAACGTAAACAAGCAGCTTGTTGATGCCTTTAGGTCGCGCAAGCCTATTCCTGCTGATACCGTAAAAACTTGGCGCAGCACGATTTCCAAGTTGACCAAAAGCCCAGATCAGGCGACTCGTGAGGCGGCAGTCGAAGCCGTTGAGGCGATTGATGACATGATTGAGGGCGCGTTGACTGCGGCTGGCCGCCCTCAAGACATCGCTCGCCTTGGTGAAGCGCGCAATCAATATCGAAACCTCTTGGCCATCGAAAGCGCGGCGCAACGCTCAGATATTGAAGGCGTCATCTCGCCTCTGGCTTTGCGAACCGCACTCCTGCAACAAGGTCGCCGCCGGTATGTTCAGGGCAAAGGAGACTTGGCTCCAATCACTCGAGCGGCTGCTGACATCTTAAGCCCGCTCCCGCAGTCTGGTACATCCCCCCGTATTTCTGCCGGTCAGGTGTTGTCTGGCGCTCCGACAGGCGGTGCAGCAGGCTTAGGTGCGTTTGGCATTGGCCTTGACCCTCTCACAGCAACAGCTATTGGTACGGCAACCACGGTTGCACCAATCGCACGCAATCAATTCCTTTCATCCAGCCCCGGACAGCGGTATTTTGAAAACCAGCTTCTTCGGCAGTTCGGACCAATTGTTGACCAGCGCATGATCGGTGTCCTGCCCGGCCTTCTCGCACAATAACGGAGACACAGATGCAGCCGAAACGCCTGACGGACGACGAAATCCAGAACACCATCACAAGCTCCGTGCGCGAGGCCGTGGACTTCGTGGAAACCGAAGTCGCGCCAGATCGCATCAAGGCGCAGAAGTATTTCGACGGCAAGTCTGCGGTTGACTTTGAGGATGGCCGGTCGAGGGTTGTGGCGACCAAGGTGCGCGACACGATCCGGGCCATCAAGCCCGCGCTGATGCGTGTGTTCCTGCAATCCGACAAGCCGGTGGAATTCATCCCGAACACCCCGCAAGCCGTCATGGGTGCCGATCAGGCAACCAAATACGCCAAGTATGTCTTCGAGCGGAACAACGGCTTTCGCATCCTGTCGGACGTTTTCCACGACGCGCTTATCAAAAAGGTGGGCGTGGCCAAGGTTTACTACGACGAGGTGCAGCACGTTGAGATTGACGAATACAGCGACCTGACGCCCGAGCAGCTTGCCTTTATCGAAAATGACCCGGAAAGCGAAGTTCTGTCGCAGGAAGAAACGATCATTGCCGAGGCCGTGATTGACGAGATGGGCATTGAAATCCAGCCGCGCATGGCCAGCTATAATCTGCGCGTTGCCCGCACGTCCACCAAGGGCCAGATCAAAATCCAGAGCGTTGCCCCCGAGGACTTCTTCGTGGATCGCATGGCCGTCAGCGTGGACGACTGCTACGTCTGCGGCCACACCAGCGAAGCCCGCGTTGGCGATCTGGTGGCGATGGGCTTTGACTTCGAGACTGTCTACAACCTCGGCGGCGCTGCCGATGGCACGGTTGACGACGAAGAAGAAATGGCCCGCCGTGGCTGGGACGACACCGACGACGATGAAAACGCTGCCGATCCGTCCATGCGGAAGGTACAATTCACCGAAGCCTATATGAAAATGGACATTGAAGGCACGGGCGTTCCGCGCCTTTACAAGTTCATCTGCGCTGGCAACGATTACGAAATCTTGGACTACGAACTGTGCGACTACATCCCGTTTGCCATCTTCGAGGTTGACCCTGAGCCGCACACCTTCTTTGGTCGTTCACTGGCCGAGATCGTGATTGAAGATCAGGACGCGGCAACGTCGCTTCTGCGCGGTCTTCTGGATGGTCTGGCGATGGCCAACAATCCCCGCGTAATGGCCGTTCAGAACCTCGTGAACATGGACGACCTGCTGAATAACGAGATCGGCGGTGTGGTGCGCGTCAAGGATATCAACGCCCTGCGCGAGTTTTCCATCGGCGGCGGCGCATCGGCGGCCCTGCCAGCCCTGCAATTCTACGACGAGTCGATCCGCGCCAAGACGGGCGTGACGGGCGCAGCTATGGGCATGGATGCGGATGCGCTGCAATCCCAGACTGCCGCTGGCGTCAATGCCGCCGTGCAGGCCGCCTCGGCTGTCTCTGAGTTGATCGCCCGCAATCTGGCCGAAGGCGGTATGCGGCAGATGTTCCGCCTGATCTCCCAGATCGCACGCGCCAATCCGAACCCCAACGAGATGATGCGGCTTGACGGCCAGTTTGTCCCGGTCGATCCGCGTTCATGGACCAGTGACCTTGATATCGTCACTAACGTCGGCTTGGGCAATAATCGCCGCGAGGAGCGCATTGCTGCCCTGCAACTGACCATGCAGACGCAGATGCAAATCTGGCAAGCCTACGGGCCGACCAACGGCATCGTCACGATGACGGGCATCCGCAACACGCTGGCTGACATCTTGGGCATGGCAGGCATTCACAATGCCGACCGCTATTACAACCCGATGAACCCGCAGACTGAGCAAATGCTGATGATGCAGGCTGCACAGGCCGCGCAGGGTGACCCGTCTCAGCAGCAGCCGTCTGACCCCAATCAGGCGTTCTTGCAGGCCGAGCAGATGAAGATGTCGGCCCGCGTGCAGGCTGACATGGCCAAGACGCAGCTTGACGCACAGCGCCTGCAAATGGAAGATGACCTGAAGCGGGACCAGATGGCCCAAGACCTTGCGTTGAAGGCTGCCGAACTTCTTGCTAAAACCGGCGTTCAGCTTGATCTGAATGCTATCAAGCGTGAACAGCAAATGCCGAGGATGCCATTTGTCCCTAATCAAACAGCGGGCTTCTGAAGCCAAAACCCTCCTCGCCGATCACGTTTTCCAAGCCGTGATCGGCGAAATTCGCAATGATGCAGTGGGGGTGTTTTTAGACGCGACCTGTGATATAAACAGGGTCGCGGCGGCACACGAACATGTGCGCGCCGTTCAACTCATTCTCGACGCTCTCCAAGCGCGACTAGACGCCGAGGCCGTTGAGGCAAAACAGGATCGGGACCGTGCAAACGACTGATACACTCGAAGCGGCTGTTGATAGCCTGCTTGCTCCTATGAACGACGAACCGAAAGCCCAACCCGAAACGGCGGCAGAGGAAGATGTCGAGGACGAAACTGAAGCGGATGATGAAGGCCAAGAGGCCGATGCCGCAGACAATTCCGAGGACGACGGCGAAGAGCCTGACACCGAGGATGATGAGGATGAGGAAGGCGAAGAAACCGACGCTCAAGAGACGCCAACGACCTTTTCTGTCAAAGTTGACGGCAAGGAAACGCAGGTCACCCTTGATGAGCTAAAGCGGTCCTATTCGGGAAATGCCTACATCCAGAAGGGAATGCAGGAGGCCGCCGCTGTCCGTAAGGAAGCTGAAAACCTCTAC